AGGATGAGCAGCGAGCAATGAATAAGATAATGTCTGCACTAAACACAAATGTATCTGCTCTATTAATTTTTCAGGCTGAGGTAAACACCGCTGAGAAACTCAAACAGCGTATCAAGATGAATACTGTGAATGTGGTAAATATCATTATAACTGCTATCATAGGGATTGCGGCTGTTGCTGTTGCACTAATAGTGAAATCATAATGCCAAAGTATTCAACATTATCAAAAGGCCGTTTGGCAACTTGTCATGAGGATTTGCAGACTTTATTCAATGAGGTCATCAAATATTATGACTGTACTATCGTTTGTGGGCATCGTGGGGAGATTGCACAGAATGAGGCGTATGCTGCCGGAAACTCTGAAAAACCGTGGCCGCTTTCCAAGCATAATAAGTGGCCGAGTTTAGCAGTAGATGCAGCACCATTTGAAAAAACTGCTATTGATTGGGGGAAATTACAGTCTTCCAACTTTGCAGGGTTTGTGATGGGTGTTGCTGAAATGCTATTTGCTGAAGGTAAAATTACACATCATATCCGTTCTGGTGCAGATTGGGATATGGATGATGATGTTGATGATACAAAATTTTGGGATGCTTGTCATTTTGAGATTGTAGAATGAAATATGAAGAGCATATAGTGGTAGAAGGTTTGCGTAAGGGGGATTCTCAAGCATACAAAGCGATGGTAAGTCGTTTTAAAACATCGTTGTATGTATTAATCTTTAATTTTGTCAATAACAAAGATGATGCTGAAATGTTAATGACACATTCATTTGAGGATGCCTGCCTAAATATTAAGTATTATCAACCAACAAATAAGTTTAGTACTTGGTTGTTTTCTATAGCAAAGAATAACTGTATTGATTTTATAAGAACAAAGAACAGACGTATTACTGAAGTTCCCCTTACTGAAGATTGTAAGTTTATTTCTTATGGAGTAGAAACGCCAGAGGATTTATTTATTTACAATCAGCAGATGGAGATGGTAGAACGGGCAGTGTCAAAGTTAAAGTGTAAAACTCGGCTAATGGTTGAGGAGTATTACTTTAATGGATTGCAATTTCATGAAATTGCTGACAAGTACCAAGAACCTTCCTCAACAATTCGAGTGCGGGTTCTTCGAGCAAGAGAACGTTTAAAAGAGTTACTAACCAAATAAAGAGAGAAATGAAAAAGATTATTGGTTTTATCATGGTGCTGCTTCTTGCAAGCAGTTGTACGTGTATGCTAGCACAAATTCCGCCACAGTATATACAGGTTGGGACAAATTGTGAGGCAGTTCTTCCGGATTACACCACGCCTGAATTCATAAAGGTGGAGGATAATTGCCAAATAAAATCGGTTACGCAGGACCCTGTGGCTGGTACTATTCTTAACGCAACCAATCCACAGATTACCGTAACAATTACAGCAACTGACGCATTTGACAACTTTTCTCAGGTGTCTTTCGTGGTTAAGGCGGTTGATACCGTTCCACCGACTATCATTCCACAGGGCAGTCTTATTGCTGATAATTGGGAAGTGATTAACAATATGTATGATGTTGCTGATAAACTATTGGCGGAACAGGAGGCCTTCTTCGATTCCAATTTTGATTGGGAGGCAGCAGGGATTCCAGAAGACATGCGTCCAATAGATCAGTACAACAAAAAGGTACTGAGCACTTTAACATCCCCCGCTCATGCTACTACAGGATATGGTGGAAGGTTTACATTATTTTTGAGCGTAAATGATTCATACATAGCAAAATGAAAAAGTATTTAATCATACTATTCTTATTTCCAGTTTCATTATTAGCACAGGTTAATTTGTCATATATTGGACAGACCTTTATTGACACTACCTGCACAAATGTGAATGGTATATCTATTCCACGAACTGATCTTGCTACATTTGTATTTAAGAACAATTATGTGGAAGCCTGTAATACAGGTGGGTATATGCTTCAGGCAGGTGTAGAAAGTAATACTTATCCACAATATGTCAATACCTTACCAAATAGTGAGATTATAGGAAATAAGTTTGTATGGACGGGGGATCAGAATGCTAATACAATAACGCATGGTATTTTTACAGGATATGAAGCTAACGCTCGTATTATGTATAACTATCTTGATTATGTTCCAATGGGAATCATTCGTAAATCCAATGGCATGACAGATAGCACTGGCGTTGTTGCTTATAATATTATTCGAAATCCTCCGGCAGTTGGAGTCGTGGTTAAAGGAATGAATGGAGTCAGGATATATAATAACACATTCTATTCTGAAGATTCTACCTACACAAGTCCTGGTATTGGTACATGGAGAGGTTTAATTGATGTTTACAAAAACGATAATCCGGTTGCGGATGCAAAGTATGTAAAGATTAAAAACAACATCTTCTACACCAAACGAAGGATTGTCAATATAAATGTTATGGATACTGCTTGTTTACAAGGTTTTGAATGTGACTATAACATTTATTGGTGTGAAGAAGGAGAACCTCGTTTTCAGATAGGTGCAAATTATAAAACGTGGGCTGAGTGGAGAGCATTAGGGTACGATACTCATTCAATGATAATGAATCCTCACTTTAAGGACTTCATCAACTTCGTTCCAGAGTTTCGTTTGCAGTGGGGGACACCTACCGAATTTGATATGGGGATTGCAATGAGTGATTATTGGAAGGCAGGGTTTGATATGCAGTTGGTAAAACAGAGAGGTTATTGGCAACAGGGTGCAAGAATCTATGAAGGAGATATGGTTATTTTCTTTCGTAGTGGTCAACTGCTCTATGGTGATTCAATAAGTATTCCTCTTACTACTGGAAAGATTATTCTTAATCAAACAGAACTAATTATTCAGCAATGACTTGTTTTGGTAAAATGTTTGGTAGCGTTGATGACCGGCCTTTTGATTCGGTCCCATTTCGTATTGTAACTTTTGGTAGAAATGTGTACAGTGGTGGCAATAGCTTGAAAGGGTGTGTAAATGATTCTTTGCTTTTACCACAACCACTGCTTTCGGCATTTACTGAAGTGGATGTTCGGCGTTATACGGATTATCAGGCTACGGTAAAGAATTACAAGTGGGCTGCTTCCCAAGCAATCGCTTCATTACAGCCCGGAGCTACCGTTGTTGTGATAGCTGATAGTTGTTTTTCTGAGGGTATAACCAAAGGCAATCCGCATGATATGTTCAATGGGAAGCCGGTAAGAAATCGTTTCCTTCCAAATCCTGCCGTGCCTATTGGAATGCCGGTAAAGCATCAGATATTTCGTTCTGGTCATTTACGTTGGTTGGTCATAAGTGCTTGTCAAGAGAATCAGACGGCTGCGGATGCTTACTTCTCTGATATCAAAAAGTACATGGGGGCTTTGTCCTATGGGTTGCGTCGTGGATATGAAAGAGAGATGACATGGCAGGAGTGGTTTAGCATGGCAGCGGCAATACTTTACCAACTTGAGTTTGATCAGATTCCAACACTTGAAGGTCCGGATTCTCTGAAAAATGAAATTATCGGAGCAAATGAAACATTAATCATTCATAACTCTTCCCATGGAACACAATTAAATGATATTTCTGGTGATGAGATTGATGGAGTAGATGAAGCACTTTATTTTGACAAGCCTTTGCTTGATGATGATATTCATGTAATTTTGCAAAATATTCCTTTATTGTCTAATTAAAACAAATTGTCATGACAACACAACAGTTTTTTAAAGGTCTGTTTATGGCACTGATGGCAGTGATTGTAGCGGCGTTTTCACAAACCCCTATTGATTACCTGCTTCTTGCTGTAACAGCAGTGAGCACAATCTTGACGTATACAGGAAAGAATCTTGTGGCAGTTCTCCATTCTGATTCTCCTGCTGGGGCACTCAGTTGGATAAACCTTGCATCAGGTCTTCTGATTGCCCTTGGTACTGCGGCATTGCAGTCATTCGGGCAGTTCGTTATTGAAGGAGTAGTAATTTGGTCTATCGTATGGAAAGTGGCTCTATCAGCCGCATTCACATATCTTGGTGGTACTTTCCTTGCTCCTCCGTACAATACAACAAAAGCACGAGTGTTTGGCTCGGTAAAGAAAGCTGCTTAAGAAAAGTCCCCCGGTTGAGATATACCGGGGGTTACTTAAAAAATTATTGAAATGAAAAGAATAAGCAAATCCCCTTCTCTTCAAACTAATCAGATTAGTTTAGAGGGTTCACTTTTGAATAGAGGAATGTTAGCCTCTTTACTAGGATTCCAATATGATGGAGAACGAGATTTGTATAGGGCTTTGGGGTATCCCTCTGGAGAGATCAAGTTCTCAGAATTTTATTCTAGATATACTAGGCAGGACATCGCCAAGGCGGTGATTGATCGTCCGGTACGAGCTACTTGGCAGGGAGCTTTGGAACTTGTGGAAATGGAAGAGCAGGAGGATACCGTTTTTGAAACGGCTTGGGCAGAATTGGATCGTAAAATGAAATTTAAAACTAAACTGGCTAGGTTGGATCGTTTGACTGGTTTAGGTCGTTATGGAGTTTTATTGTTAGGATTAGACGATGTGACAAGTCGGGAGGCGTTTGCTAAACCCGTAAAGGATGGTCAAAGAAAATTACACTATGTAAAACCATATAGTGAAAGTAGTGCAGCTATTTTGGAATTGGAAACAAATCCTACCAATCCAAGATACGGCTTGCCTTTATATTATACTATGTCTGTTAAAGAAGCAAATGGGGGGACTACTGATGTAAAGGTACATTATTCCAGAGTGATTCATGTCACCGATGACCCTTTGGAGTCTGAAGTATATGGAACTCCTCGTTTGGAAGGGATTTATAACCGATTGATGGATATTGAAAAATTAGTCGGCGGTGATGCGGAAATGTTTTGGAGGGGAGCTAGACCAGGGTATGAAGGTAAAGTAGCTGATGATTATACTCTCACCAAAGAAATGAGAGAGGATTTGCTTCAGCAAATAAATGAATATGAAAATAATCTCCGTCGTTTTCTGATAAACGAAGGAATTGATATACAGGCTCTTCAGCAGCAGATAGCTAGTCCAAAGGAGCATTTTGAAGTACAGATAGCTTGTCTTTCTGCTGTAACAGGCATTCCTCAGCGAGTGCTTATGGGGAGTGAACGTGGGGAACTTGCTAGTTCACAGGACTCATCCGAGTGGAAAGAGTATGTACAGGCCCGTCGGGAAGATCACGCAGAACCAAATATAGTTCGTCCGCTTATAGATATTTTGATTCAATATGGAATTTTACCAGCTCCGGTTACGGGAAATTATTCTATAAAGTGGAACGATCTATATTCACTCAGTGAGAAAGCTCGTGTAGATATTGGTAAATCTAGGGCAACCGCTATTCGGGAATATACTTATACTCCGATGGCTGAAACAATCCTGCCTCCGGATGCTTTCTTTGCTTTCTGTCTTGGTTTAAATACAGAGCAGATTAACTACATCACAAGACTTAGGGATGAGATGATAAGCAAGGAAGAGCTTTATAATAAAATAGTGGATAGTTTAGAGGAGCCTGAACCTGTTCCAGTAGCAGCTCCTGCTAAACCGGGAACGAAAAAAACCAATCCGGTTAAGAAGTAATGAATACTGTAACGACCTATACTGAAATCCAGCGTAGAAATTACGATCCAACGAATACTACTGCGTTGAGAAATCTCTTTGCTAGTGATATGAATCGTCGGTTTAAAGCGATTATGGCAGGTATAGTGACTGGAGTTTATAAAAATGATTGTTTTGGACTTAAGGAAAGGCCGCATATACTACAAGTAGTACCTCCGGCCAGAGAGGCTTTTGCGTATGTGCGTAGCTCAGAAAAAGTGGCAAAATTTATGGAGTGGTTACAAAAGCAGATAGAATCTGAGTTAGTAACGGTAATAAATTTGTCACAGGTAGGAACTTCGGTAGAAGCGGCCTGGATGAATAAATATATCTATGATTCTTATAAAAGGGGAGTTATACGGGCTAGGTACGAGATGATAAACAAGGGAATGCAGATACCTTCTATTGATGATTCCGGGGGAATTGAGATAGTTATGGGGACCCCTTTCCATTTAGATCGGGTGGGACTTATTTTTACTAGAGTCTTTACTGATTTAAAAGGTATTACGGAAGCAATGGATTCACAAATAAGTCGTATATTAGCGCAGGGATTGATAGATGGGGATGCCCCTCGCTTACTAGCGAGAAAATTGGTAGCTACTATTGATGGTACAAATATGGGTTCTTTAGGAATAACAGATACATTGGGGAGATTTATTCCAGCCAAGCGGAGAGCTGAAATTTTGGCTCGTACAGAAATTATTCGGGCTCATCATTTAGCCACTATACAAGAATATCGAAATTGGGGAGTTTTGGGGATTACAGTGAAAGGGGAATGGAAAACTGCAGGAGATGATAGAGTTTGTGAAAGATGTTCGAGTCTGGAAGGAAAGATTTTTACATTAGATGAAATTGAACCAATGATACCATTACATCCGCAATGTAGATGTATTGCTCTTCCATATATTGAAGAACTTGAAAAATATAACGTAAAGTAGGAGGATAAAAAGATGCCAAGAGGTGTTTATATACATAAAAAAGGAAGGAAAATAACTTGGGGTGATAAAATATCTGAAGCTTTAAAAGGTCATACATTTTCGAAAGAACATAAATTACAATTAAGTGAATGTCACAAAGGGTATGTTATGCCTGAGGCACAAAAGGAAAAGATACGAAAATCTTGTTTAGGAAAGAATAAAGGTAAAAAAATATCTGAGGAACATAAGAATGTGCTTCGTAATATAAATAAAGGAAGGCAGCTATCTGAAGAAACAAAAAGAAAGATTGGTAATAAATCAAGAGGTAGACATCATACAAAAGAAGCCAAAGAAAAAATTAGGAGATTTACAACAGGTAGAAAAAGACCAGAATTGACAGGGGACAAGAATCCAATGCACACCCATCCCAATTCATATAAATCTAAATTTGGAAAATGTGGATATAGACAAGATATTGGAATTTTTGTAAGATCAAGGTGGGAAGCAAATGTATATAGAATATATAAGTATTTGGGATATAAAATTGAGTATGAACCAAAATCATTCAAACTTTCTGATGGTAGAACGTACCGTCCAGATTTTTATATCAAGGAATTAAATTTGTGGATAGAAGTAAAAGGATGTTGGTTAAAAGATGCAAAAAGTAGATTTGATTTATTTCAATTGGATTATCCTGAAATAAATATTCAGGTGATTGATCCTCTTAAATATAAAGAATTATTACAAACATACTCAAGTAAAATAAATATGGAAGGGTAATGCTATGTGGGACATAAATGATGTAGATAAGCACAAGAAGGGTTTATCTGACAAAAAGAAAAAGCAATGGGTTCGCATTGCAAATGCTGTTCTTGCTAAATGTATGAAGGATGGTGGGACTGATGAGGAATGTGCTCCAAAGGCTATTAAACAGGCCAATGGTGTAGTAAATACAAATAGCGGTGAATACGCTATTTATAAGAATAAACCAGATTCTGATTATGAGGTGACTCTTACTGTCCATCAGGAAAAGCCTTATTATATTGTTCCTGTGGTTATGATGGTAGAGGGAGTTCATAGTGGGAGTCATGGTCCACTACTTCATAAGATAGATGAGCTTGGTAAGATTCCTGCAGCGTGGAATGGTATTCCTGTTGTGATAGATCACCCGGAGGATAAAGATGGTACACCTATTTCTGCTAATGCCCCTGATGTGATTGATAATCGTTCAGTAGGTAAAGTTTACAATACTACTGTAGATGGTTTAAAGTTAAAGGCTGAAGCATGGCTGGATGAGGATAAATTGAATGAAATAGCCCCGGAGATTCTACAGGATATCCTTAATAACAAACTGATTGAAGTCAGTGTTGGGGTATTTAGTGAAGAGCAAGATGAAGAAGGGACTTGGAATGGGGAAGAGTATAAAGCAGTTGCTTATAATTATCGCCCGGATCATCTTGCTATTCTTACTGAATTTGTAGGAGCTTGCTCTTGCAAAGATGGTTGTGGGATACGAACAAACAAAGATAGTATGGAAGCCGAATTGACACTTTCCGGTAAGGATTTGGCTCTTGCCTTAAACAGAAAAGGGCTATCATTTGTAGAAATCTGTAGTAATGCAGACGCAAGTTTTCGTGAAAGAATGGATGCCGCTTATATGGTTTTACGGAGTTTTGAGACGAGAGATACGTACTGTTACTTGGAAGAAATGTATGATTCATACTTGGTATATGTAAAGAGTTCCAGTGATGGAGCCAAAATGTATAAACAGGATTACTCCTATGAGAGTGGGAAAATCGAATTGGTAGGGAATCCTGTTGAAGTCCATCGTAAGGTGGAATATGTGACTAATAATTTAAGTACTAACAAAAAGGAGGTAAACATGAGCAAAGAATGCGCTCCTTGCATCAAAGCAAAAGTGGATGATCTGATTGCCAACAGTCAGGGCCGCTGGACCGAAGATGACAGGGAATTTCTTCAGACTTGCTCCGAAGCCCAGCTGGACAAAATGAAACCCACTGAGGTTGTGAAGGAAGTTGAGAAGAAAATTGAAGTGAACAAGCTTACTCCGCAGCAGGAAGCAGACCTCGCCTTTGTTGCGAATATGCGTGCGGAGAAGAAGCGGACGATGATCTCAGAGATTCAGGCCAATACCGAACAGGGTACATGGACTGATGACGTACTTGGAAAGATGGATGATGATGTCCTTTCGAGGATTCATAAATCCGTAGGTAAGAAGGAAGCCCCGGTGGATTATTCCCTCGGTGGTGCCGCTCCGGTTATTAACGCAGGTTCTCCAGATGAAATTCTGACTCCTGCTGGAATTGATATTGAATAAGGGAGGGAATGATCATGACTGCAAAGAATACAGTTATTTTGAAGAACTACTCCAATATTTTTGAGGAGTATGTTGCTGGTGCAGCGACCATTTATCCCGGTTGCCTCGTAGAACTTGGAAGTGATGGTAAGATTCTGGTTCACAACGGAGCAGGTCATCCCGCTCTTCCGATGTTCGCTATTGAAGATGCTCTTCAGGGTAAGGGCATTGATGATGCCTACGCTACCGGAGATGTGGTCCGTTGTTGGATACCAAATCGTGGGGATGTTGTTTACGGGATTCTTGCTGATGGCCAAACAATCGCCAAGGGTGATTTTGTTGAGTCCAACGGAGCAGGTTATCTCCAGAAAGTCGGACAGGCATCTGCTTCCACTGGTCCTATCGGGATTTCTCTCGATACGGAAAGTGCTGCTGCAGGATCAGAAGACAGTGATATCAACTTCCTCTCTGTTAACAGGAGGATTGCTGTACGTATACTTTAAATAATAGGAGGAAAAGACAATGAATGATATCAATGTTGATCTGATTTTCAACGGACAGGCTCAGGGAGCAGTTGCTCGCATGCTTGCAAACAACGGCAAACTGGATGTTGGCCGTATGCGTCCGTTCGTGGACCAGTATGGAAGGTCTTGCGTAACCGTGTATATGGGAGGTAATCCCAAGAAGAAAGAGAGTTGGAGAACCTTGGTTACTAACGCAGGTGCCACACTCCGCAGGGAGGAATGGAAAGCACTTGATGAAGCTATCATGGAACCGGCTCGTTCGAGACTTGGCGGGATTAATGACCTGACTTCAAAGAACCTTGTGTACAATCTCGGCAATGCTATGGGTACCACAGTACTCGAATGGCATGACGTGAATGAGGCACTTGAGGCTGAAATGACAATGGATGGTATCACGAGAGCCAAAAACGACCGTGTGACCTTCCAGCACAATTATCTGCCTCTGCCGATTATTCATGCAGATTACGAGATCAATACGAGAGAACTTGCTGCCAGCCGTAACTTGGGGAATCCCCTTGATACCACAATGGCTGAACGTGCTGCTCGTAAAGTTCTGGAAAAGCTTGAAGCTCTCCTCTTTACGGACAATACGTACTCATTCGGAGAAAAGGATTCACGCCTACGTAACTCTATTTACAGTTACGTGAATTTCCCGGACCGTGTTCCTGTCAAACTGAGTATTCCTTGGAATAACTCTGCTTGCACAGGAAAAATGATTGTTCAGGATGTTCTCGAAATGAAACAGGCCAGTATTGCTAATAAGCATTATGGCCCGTGGACACTGTATATCCCCACCACTTACGAAACCGTACTTGATGAGGATTATGTGGGTTCAAATCCTGACACTGCTCCGACCGTCACCATTCGTAAGAGGATTCTTGACATTGATGGAGTGAATGAAATCAAGGTTTCTGACACTCTTGCAGATGACAACGTCCTTATGATTCAGATGACTCGTGACGTTATACGCCTTGTGCGTGGTATGGGACTGCAGAACGTTCAGTGGAGTGAAGAAGGTGGTATGGTTACCAAGTACAAGGTAATGACCATTCAGGTTCCTCAGATTCGTTCTGATGCGTATGGTAAGACAGGTATAATCCATCTTGCATAGTTAAACAAAGACTAATCAAGTCTTTATAATTAAAAATGAAAGAAAATGGAACGTACAAAAAAGACTGGAGAAGAGATTCCAAAGAAGGATGAAAATCCTGTGGATACTCCGGCAGATGAGATTCAGCCTACTGAAGGTGAAAAAGTTCCGGAAGAGGAAAAAGTGAAGGAAGAAATTCCTGAATATGTTGACCCCGATCCAATTATTCTTTGGAAAAAACTTGGAGGGGGTTCTTTGCATCTGTCAAAGCGTTTGATTCCGCCCGGAGCTACTTTTAAAGCTCGACAGAGTGAGATACCAAAGGCTTTCAGGGATTTGGTACAGCCTTTAGAGAAACTTCCGACTGTTCCTGAAACTCCGGAAGTGAAACCTGTAAAATCAGTTTATCAGGTAGTTCCAAGAGGAAAGAGCAAGAGCCTGTTTGACGTCATCGGACCTAATGGGAAAAAGATGAATGAACAGCCTCTTTCGAAAGCCGTTGCAGAACGTCTAATCATTGATTTGGCGTGATATGATGTGGCGAGTTCCTCATATATGGGACGGTGGCGATGCATGGATTATTGGGGGAGGACCGTCTGTTCCCCGTCAGTTTGATGTTCCAGAAGAGATCATCCGTAAGGTGACTGCTGGGACTCTCCCACCATCCGCCTACTCTCCGTATATGAGACTAATCCATAATGAACATGTAATAGCCGTAAATATGGCTTATAAATTAGGGGATTGGATAGATGTAGTGATCTTTGGTGATAGTGGATTCTATGCCAAAGAACGGGCAAATTTGGCACAGTTCCCCGGTTTGAAGGTATCATGTAACCCGACAAGTAAGCAGGAACGTTGGATTAAAACATTAGGAAGGGATGGGGCAAAGGCAAAGGGAATCAGTACGAATCCAATGATGTTAAGTTGGAATGGTAATACTGGAGCTGCCGCTATTAACTTGGCTATTCATTTCGGTGCAAAGCGGATAATGTTACTTGGTTTTGATATGGACATAGATCCAAACAATAAGATGCAACATTGGCATAATCTTTATGCTAAAGGTCCTGTATCAGATGATCGTAGAAGGCGCAAATTACCATTTTCAAGACACTTGTTAGGATTCCCGGTGATTGCCGAAGATGTTAAAAAATTGGGAGTTCAAATTATAAATGTATCAAAGGATAGTACAATTACTTGCTTTCCAAAGAAGACAATAAAACAAGTATTTGATGAACGTCGTTAGGGTAATGGGTGGTTTAGGCAACCAATTGTTCCAATATGCTTTTGGAAGAGTGGTTGAAGAATACAGTAAATGTGCTACTGGATACGATCTTTCTTGGTATTCTGTGCCAAGAGTACCTCCTCGTCCGTATATTTTGGATAAGTTCAATATTACT